GCTATGCAATGATCAGCTACGTTACAGCTTATCTTAAATCAAATCATCCAACAGAATATATGGCAGGGCTTATGTCATCAGTAGTTGGCAATAAAGAGAAGCAAGCATTTTACTTAGCGGACTGTAGAAAATTAAATATAGAAGTTTCTCCACCATCAATTAATAAATCTGGAATTGACTTTGAAGTAGTAGGAGATTCATCAATCGTTTTTGGACTGTCTGCCGTAAGTGGCATTGGACAGTCTATAGCTGATGCAATAGTTAACTGCAGAAATACTGAAGAGCCATATACAAGCATTGTAGATTTCCTGAGAAGATGCGATCCTGTGATTCTAAAGAAGAGTACACTAGAGCATTTAGCAGCCGCTGGGGCATTTGATGAACTGGTAGATCTAGATCCAGGGGAATATCCTAGACTTCAAGAAATAGAAATGCTAGAAAAAGAAAAAGAAGAACTTGGGATATATGTAACAAGCCATCCTATCATGGGAATATGGGATATATTATCTAAAAAAGTTGATTGCGAAATCATTGAATTATCTGAATATCAAGTCGGATCAAATATTAAAGTAGGGGGAATAATTACAGCCTCCAAAAAGATAATGACCAAAAAAGGTCAAAAGATGTTCAAGATATCAATAGAAGATATTTCCTCAGATGTTGAAGTAATTGTTTTTCCAAACAATGCAAAGAATATAGCGGATGACTACTTTACTAAAGGTGATGTAGTAATCATATCTGGAACCTTAAATAAAGAAGGTGAAGAAGAAAATTCCACATGTAAATTATTTTTTTCTTCGTGCGAGAAAGTAGATGCGCACCTATATGCCACTGGTAAAGCAATAATTTTTAATGTAAAAAAGAATATATCTACTTCGACTATTGATAAAATTTATGATATAATTGATTCGTCACGAGGTGATCGTCCAATATTCCTACAGGTATTGGATGGTAAACATAAATTTATTTACAAATATAAGATAGAAGCATCCCCTAAAGTGGAAGATGCAATTAGACAATTAATTGAATTGGAGCAATAAATGTCAGCAGATAGACCTTCAGTTAATCCTACAGATAAATGGTGCTGGGTGTTCTGCCCATCGTGCAATAGATGCCAGGATAAAGGAAGATATACAAAATGCAACGGGTGCTCAGGTCGATACGACCCAGAACTTATCATTAAAGCAGATAACGAAGATTTCTGTGATTGCAAAAACGGAACTCTTAGATGGAAAACCCAGCAGGGTAGACTTGTAATGGCTAGGTTCAAATCCAACCCATTTAAGAGTGAAGTTAAGTATGAAAAGAAATCTGGGGATGAACGCGATTGGGACTCATATGTTAAAGATATGAGAGAAAAATTAAATGATCCCAAATGGGATCCTATAACTTATTACGAGGATTAAAAATGAGCGAGAACTTTCCAGCAGTTGTTGAAAAAGGTAATATTAAATTAACTGAATATACTGATTCAACTTACAATTATGACGACAAATTATTCCTACAGTGCACCTGTGTTGGATTCTATCTAACGCAAAAAGAACTCAAAGACTTGTACACAGTAGTTGGCTATTATCTCAATGCTGATGACATTACTGATGTCAAGGTATCGATAGGGGGCGAAGATGTGGCCCTATGAAGAAGATGATCATATGGAGATAGGTGAAACTGGTTGGGTTGCAATCGGCCAGGGCGCTTATATTAATAAGATTAATAATCATACTATAGATGAAATCGGAAGAGAATTCGATGAAAATGGTCGACTAATATACGATCCTAATGAAGAACAGTAGGAATATTTTTGAGTTCTATATTAATTAAAAATTATGATAGCTTAAGTGATTTAGAAAAATTAAGTTTAGTAGATTTTTCATATTCTAGAATAGATACGTACGACCAATGTCCATCAAGATATTTCTATTCTTATATTAAGAAAGAACCAAGACAGTTTAATGCACCAGCAGCTCTTGGAAACATTGTTCATGCAGTTCTTGAAAATACTTTAGATAATAATAAAGTTTTAGATTTAAACGAACTTCAGGAAGAATATAAAAATAATATTCCTATTTGGGATCCAAATCAAGAAATAACTCCAGATCTTATTTCAGTTGGATCAATTATACTCAATGAATTCTACGATCAAAATGTGGATAAAGAATTCTCCATATACGATAAAGAAATGTCTTTCTCTTATATTATAGGGTCGTACAGAATAATTGGCTTTATAGATAGGGTAGATATTATTGGAGATAGAGTCAACATAACAGACTATAAAACTGGTAAATGGGAAGTTGCACAGAAGCATGTGCACTCAAATCTGCAGCTAGGCATATATGCCCTTGCGCTTCATAATATATTTCCAGAAAAAGAAATATACGCTGAACTTTATTATTTAAGATCTGGAAAAAGAAAAGGCCATTTGTTTACTCAAGAAGATATAGATGAAGTTAAGAATAAGCTTATTGACACTATCCAAAAAATAATGGTTGATCAAAACTTTACGCCCACTGCCAATAGCAGAGTATGCTCTTACTGTGATCACGCCAAATCAGGTGCTTGTCCAACTGGTGTTTACAGAAATAAAAACAATAGTTATAGAAAATAGAAAAGGGGCTGGTTTCCCAGCCCCTTTTCTATGCGTAGTTTTTAAAAAAAAGAATCAGAAATCTGAGTCTGTATCGATAGCAAAATCAAAATCATTGAACTCTGTGACTACCTTGACAGCGTCGCCGTAGTCGTAACCGAGGTCTACAACCAAGTCCTCGATAATTTCGTCGTTAATTGTTTCAATTGCTGTGTTGATGATGTGTGTTAGTGTGTTCATGGTGATTAGTATACTGCTTCCTGAGTGGTAATGCAAGTTGTTTTGCATATTTTTATTTTATAGTGTATAATATATATACGCTTACAGGCATTAAGGATATCATAATGGAACTACATGTTGTCAAGGCAGAAGACTTTTTTTTGGAAAAATCTTCTTTTAAAAAACAACCTAATTTGAATAACATCAGAAACAGGCAGATCGATAAAGTAATCCTAGAGGATGATGGGGTCTTCACAAGAAAAAAGGGTAACGCGTACCAATACACTAAGACTGGATTCAGGAAAGATATAGAACTTAATGTTAGATCCAGCTGGGAAGCTAACTTTGTTAGAATCCTAAATATCTATAAAATAGAATTTAAATTTGAGCCTACTGTTTTTTCTTTCCCAATAAAAAGGGGAACAAAGGGTTATACTCCTGACTTTTTTCTAGAACGAAATGGTGAATGGGTAGAGATTAAAGGCTATCTAGATGATAAAAGTAAAATTAAATTAAAAAGATTTAAAAGGTATTATCCTGATGAATTCAAAAAAATGACATGCGTCATAAGTAAATACTCAAACGACGCAAAGAATTTTATGGCTGAGATAGAAGTTCCTCAAATTGTCTTCTACGAAGACATAAAGGTTTTTTATAGTCAGTACATAGTTAACTGGGAAGGTAAAAAATGACAGCTTACAAGGAGCAATATTACTCTTTAGAAGAGAATGAAATGCAAGACCTAATCGCTAAAGCTAAAAAAGGTTCAGCAAAAGCACAAGAAGAACTCTTAAAAGTATTCAGTAATTTCTTAACAAAGTATATTTCACTATTATATTATGGAAAATTTAATCTCAATGATTATGACATACGAAGGTTTATCTCTTTATTTATCAAAGATTCTGGCACAAGGTTTGCCCTAATGAAGAATAAAATGAATGGATCTAACATGCGAGTGATAAATGAATGCATGAGAGGTATTCATTATATGGCAAAAAGATATGGGGACGAGGAGGACATCAGACAAACGGTATATATGACCTTCTTTCAGTGCATAGGACGATACGAAAGAAAAGATTCAGCTAAAGGTCCAATCCCCTTTAGTGGTTTCTTGTATAGCTATTTTTTTTATTTACTAAAAAAGAACGTAGATACATTCCTTATTGATCAATTAGGCAGGAAGACATTCCCATTATTAGACGACGATGCCACTAATGATGAGGGTGATGAGAACTATGTGATTGGTTTCAAAGCAGATCCAGTGGAATATAGTATGGAACAGTTATTGGCTGCAGATAAAATTGATGAATTTTGGGTTTTGGGCGAGAAAAATATTGCGCCATTTGATAGACTAACAGTGCAAGAAAGACAACTTCTAAAATGGAGATATGTAGATGGACAACGATCCAGCGAAATATCTCAGAAAGTTAATGAACATCCAAATACAGTTAGAGAGCATTTGTCTAAGATTAAAAATAAAGTAAAAGATTTAATTATAGAAAATGATCTCAGTGAATACGCAATGCTAATTAATATGGAGAAGAATTAATGAACCTACAATCAATGGAAAAACTGCAAGAACTATTGCAGAATTTTCTTGGACCTCAATTAAAAGAGGTTATCGAAGCATACGCTGACGTAGAAAAAAGTAGTAAATATTTTGTAGAAATTCCAGAGGTCGACATTATAGATCTAGGCATAGAGACTATTGCATCGCTAGTTGCCCGCACGTCTAATGTCTATGGTAGAGCAGCGCGCTTTGCTGGAATGTCTAGAGCACAATATAAGATTATAGAAGGTAATTATAAAAGAGTCTATAAATCAAATAGAGCCGGAAAGAATGAAGCTGAAAGAGAAGCTTCAGCCATGGCAGCAGCAGAGTCACAGCACACTGAAATGATTACCTGTGAGGCAATCATGAGTCTAGCTGAAGCAATGGAAACGTCAGCTAGAATAGCATCAGAATCAGCTAGAAAGCTAATGGACAAAATGCAGTCCATGCAAGTAGCTGCGTTTAGAGAAGAAAAAGGTTCCTATTTGGAATCGGATTTTAGTACCTACTAAAGGACAAGAAATATGTTTATCGGTCATTACAAAAGTGTTAATACATCTGAAGAATTTTATTCTACAGAAAAAGAAGATCTCAATTTTCCAACACAAGTTGAATATAAAAGTAATAAATATCTATTAACAAAAACAATTCAAATATCATCAAGTCTTAAAAAAAATCTAACAGAAGTAGCAAAAAGATTTAATATAGATTATGATGTAAAGGTTGATTGAAAAAAGTGTTTAAGTTTTTAAGATTGGCTTTTTATTTATGAACATAGAAGTATTTTGTGACGGAGCATCTAGAGGGCAGGGTCAAAAGAAAATCGGAGAAGCTGCCTGTTCTGTCGTTGTTTATCGCAACAGAAAAAAGATAGCACAGTTTGCCAGAGGATTAGGTCCTAGAACTAATAATGAAGCAGAATATGAAGCTGTAATAGCAGGACTGCTGATATGTTCTATGGCTGATCTTATAGACCCAATTATATATACAGACTCAGCTGTTGTGGCTAATCAGGTTAACGGTAAGTGGAAATGCAAGAGTGCAGCCCTAATCCCATTACTGATGACTATTGAGGAAATCAGAGATGAATTTAATTTTCGGGTTATTCAAGTTAAAAGAACATTTGTTTGGGAACCAGACGCCTTGGCAAATAAATTTTTAGATGAATTAGAAGTAAGAAAAGAGAAAATAAATAGGATATGAATGGTATAATATGGATATGATTAAAGATAAAAAATTTTATAAAGATTATCCGATAGTTATTGGCCTAGCAGGTAAGGCAGCGACTGGGAAAACATCAGTTGCAGAAAAGATAGTCCCTAAAGCAGAAGTCAGTCCTGTGTCAAATCACGTTAAATGGGATCATTTGTTTTTTGCACTACCATTATATGAGTTGGCATCTATAAGAAAAAACTCATTGGGTTTTAGGCAGAAAGATCGTCAGTTATTTTCTATCCATGAGGTTGTGTATGACATTTTTGGCTCTAATGCCTTAGGCACTATTCCTGATTATGATATGTTTTGCCAGCTAGTGAAAGATATCTACAATCTACCCATAGAGCCTGAAGGCTATAAGCCAAGATCTTTCCTACAAAAGGCAGGAGACTTGTGTAGGGCATACGATGAAGACTGCTTTTCTAAGTGGGGCATACTAAAAGCTAATAAATTATTTAGATCCCATATGAGAACTCCAGAGTTTGAGGATCAAGATATGCCGATGGCTATCATTATCTCTGATGTTAGATTTGAGAATGAAGCTAAGAAAATACTTGATCAACCCAATGGATTAATCATTTGCTACGAAGCGTCTGATGAGATTAGAAATGAAAGAATGATGCGTAGAGACGGACATGCCATGACTCCCGAGCAAATGAATCATAGATCAGAACAAGAAATTGATTTGATAAAAGAAAAAGCCTCTGCTATAATTAACACCGACAACTTAAACATAGCGGAACAAGCATTAGCTACTACAAATTTAGTTCAAACTTTTACGGACGTGTATGCCTAAGATATCAAAAACAGCAATGGAGCAGTCATTAGACTCTCCCATAGATCAGGTGGTGAATATTTTGAGTTCAGAAATATCTATTTCAACTAATCCAGTATTTATATGTGGAGTAAATAGAAAAATTAACATTGGTAATTTTGAGAATATCGACGTATACGCAGGTATTACTTTGCCATTGAATGAAGTTTCTTTGGAAGATAAAGATAAGTTAACTGAAATGATCGAAGCTGCAGCTTCATATGGCTTTTCAATTGTTTCAAAAGAAACAGGCGAAAGATATCAGTTAATTAAAGAATCACAACAAGGAAAATAATAAACAATAGTTAGCTAACAAATATTGAAAAGGATAAAAAATAATGATGAAACTAATTAGAAAAATAGCAAGAAAAATTCTATTTAAAAAGAAAACAAAAATTGGTGGATATGACTTAGATGATAAAACTAATGTCAAGGAAGACGAGCCGATTATTTGGATGACTCCAACCACGTCGGTTAATTCAACCCCTAAAGATATAAAAATTACACCCGCTAATCCAGCGGATAAGACCGTCAGCCCTACTACTGCAGCTAAGAAGCCAGGTAGACCAAAGGGACAAGTGTCCAAGAATCATGGTGGCACTAAGCCTGCAAAAAAGGTTGCACCAAAAAGTAATCCAAATAAAAAATAACACAACTAAATCGTCTTTAATAGACTAGTTATATAGGGTTTTTACACTACTATATAACTAGTCTATTATTTTAAGGTGGGTCATTATGGCTAAGGATAAAGGTTGGGGAAGCAAGACTTCTTCAGACAACAATTATTATAAATTATTGAAAGATTCAGTAATGAACGTTATCGATACTCCACGTAAAGGTGGACATTATTCAAGTCAGTGGACGGCTTACAAGAATAAAAAGTAACCATGGCAATAAAGAAATTTGTCTATATAAGTGGACCTAGAATGGGAACCAGCAACCAAAACAGTGGTGGTCCCGTTATATCTAAAGCGCCAAAGAAAAAGAAAAAAAAGAAATAACTCTATCTTATTTATTCAGGAACAACAATGCCCACAAAAAAAGATTCACGTCTAACTAAAGCTGGGGTTACTGGCTACAATAAACCTAAGCGTACGCCCAGTCATCCCACTAAGTCACATGTAGTTGTGGCTAAGTCTGGAAATCAAGTTAAAACCATTCGCTTTGGACAGCAAGGTGTATCTGGATCTCCCGCGAAAAAGGGTGAATCCGCTTCTGACGCAGCAAGAAGAAAGTCCTTTAAGGCAAGGCACGCAGCCAACATTGCCAAGGGCAAGCTGTCTGCAGCCTTCTGGGCCAATAAAGTGAAATGGTGACTTATGTCAGCTTTCTGGTCTACAATAATTTCAGCTGTAATTTTGGGGCCACTAGTTGTTCTCATCCAGAGAAGTCGTAAAGAAAATAAAAATGATCATAACACAGTAGCTTCTGTCTTACTAGAGGTTAAAGACCAAATCATTGACCTCCACTTAAAGATAGATCATGTAGATGAGCAGGTCGACAAAGTTGATGACCAAATGCAGGGTCACATGATGTGGCATTACAAGAAATCTACTGAAGGAAAGAAGAAAGTAGAGGGGGTGTAATTATGGCAATGATGAAAAAGAAAGCAGCTGCACCTAAGAAGACAGCTTCAAAAAAGACAGCTGGTCTTACAGCGGCACAAAAGAAACTTCCACCTTTTATCCAGGCTGCAATAGCTAAGAAAAAGAAGAAGATGTAATTTAATCGTTTTAATTAAAAGGGCTATGGCTACATGTCATAGCCCTTTTTTTATTTGTGTCATTACTATATCTCCCGCGGACAAGTTAAAAAATTGAGGGAGATATGTCTAAATTCAAAAATATTTTATCAGTATTGCTAATAACAATAGGTATTGGATTGTTTTTAAATCCAGTTAGTAACTCATCAGTAGCATTGGCTACTAGTGGCGGTGGTGGACCAATCGTATTAGATGGAATGGATCCAGTTTGTCACTCTGGATGGGAAAGTACTGGACAATATATAGCCAAGGTTCTTAAGAAGGTACATGATGGTGCGCGAAATCTAAACAATGGCCATATTGCAATTGTCGGATCTAACGCAACAACCACTTCATGTGGGGCTAACTGGGCCAGTCAATTAAGTGCACAGTTTTTAGTTGAATTTCCCACTGCTCCTATAATTGATTTTTATATTACAGATTCACAAATAAGCAATTTTTTTAGTACTACAATTACGTCTAATCCTCCAGCTGTATTATGGATACCAGATAACTGGAGTCGTTCATCCGGCACTGAAGCAATATTTACAGCCAATGCAGAAAAGATAGCTGACTTTGTTAATGGTGGTGGCGGTCTGTTTGCAAATATGGGATCGTACGGTTGGCTGACTGCACTTTTACCTGGCGCTATCTATAATAATGGAGGGTGCAATGGTGGACCAGAAGCTACAACTGATGGGGTAAATGATTTTGGTTTAACAAATACACTTGTAGCTGCGTGCTGGCATGGGTATTTCACCGGCAATGTAGGAACATTAAAGACTCTTGTCGACTACCCATATCCAGAAGCATCCGACTCTAGAAAGGCTGTTTCCATTGGAGGTGGCAGTGTATCTCTTCCTAGTTCTTTTGTACTATCATATAGTCCTGCAACCCCTCGTGCAGGTGAGCCAATTACTATTACAGCAACGGCTCAAACTTTAGCTGGAGTACCACAGTCTGGAGTCACAGTATCAATGACAGTTTTCTCTGGTCCAGATTTAGGGCAAACCTTTACCGCAACAACTGATGCAAGTGGTATAGCTAACATCACTGTCAACACGGCATCGCAGGGCACGGCAGTTTATACCGCTAGTGCAACGGTTAATGGTGTAGTGAAAGTTGTCTCAATTACGGTTTTATGGGATGCGCCAGCGCCTACTACGACTATTGCAACAACGACGATTGCTCCCACTACTATCCCCCTAACTACAGTTCCCGAAACAACTACAACTCAAGCCCCTATCGTAACTGAACCCGAAACTACAACTACTATTATGAATGTTACAACAGTGCCACAAATAATCGTGGAGGAAACCACAACAACAGTTCACGACCACAGTAGTCATGATCATGGGTCACAAGATACTCCGCAGAGCCCACTTCCAACGACAGGGCAAGACGGTAGTTCATCTATGAGTATCGGCGCGTTTTTGATTACTATAGGTATAGCAATATTTATATTGAATCGAAGGACTAGAAAATATGGCAAAGCCAGCTGATAAAAAATGGATTCAAAAAGCCATTAAAAGACCTGGAGCATTCACTGCCAAAGCTAAAAAAGCTGGTAAAACTCCAGCAGGTTTTGCTACGGCAGTTACTAAAAATCCAGGTAAGTACAGCAAATTAACTGTACAACAGGCAAATTTTGCGAAGACTTTAAAAAAGATTACTAATAAAAATAAGAAAAAATGAAAAAGAATAGACCCTATACTGGTACAAGTGATGTAAAAGTTGGCAAACAAAAATCTAGGCCTGGAGTGCGAGCTCTCTATGATCGAATTTGCTATTATTTTCAAATGCAACCTCTTGGTACACTCAATACTAACATAAAGTCTGTGCATTATACGGGTAGAGCTTTTGATGTTGGCCCTATAGTTCCAGCAGATGGTGATTTTAGATATCTAAATATAAATTTGTTAAGATTTTTATCAGGTGTTCCAGATAGTTTGGGCATAGAAGAAATACATGATTACTGTGGAGTATATGTTCCAGGAACTAAAACACCAGCTATTCCATATTTTGTACGCCCTACTTCTGATCCTCCAGAAATATATACGGAAAGAAATATGTTTGGAGCTGGCTATCGATGTGACAGACAAGCCAATAAGCCTCCAGTAGAAGGAGCAGAAAATTTTTATGGGTGGAAAATTTGGGACGCGAGTGCCCATCTAGCTCACGGTGGGAAAACCATTGGAGCTAGTCATATACATATAGAGGTAAGTCCTGCAATGGCAGACAACGGATCTTTAATGATATCAAACTTTAATAAAGCTTTTAAAACTTTTAGGTTTATAAATGGTGGCTGGCCAAGTTTCAAATAAGACATTACTATTATATTAAATAAGAAAATAGGAGATTAATACATGAGTCAATACCCTTACATAAAACTAGTTGTCCCAACTGCCCTTAAGCAATACAAGAATGGCCAATTAGCGGAAAGCGTCCTCGCTTCAGTAAAAACTGGAGGAAAAATGTATGCACCAGTCGCAGCACAATTTAATAAGATGTACGACGCTGCGTTAGCTGCTGGTTTTAAGCTTAAAAACGTTGGAGATTACCGCTCATTCCAGGGTCAGTTGTCAATGTTTATGGATCGCTATGTAACAACTGACACTGGCACTGGTGTTACTCGTCAATATGAGGGTAAGACTTGGTGGTTGAAGAAGGGCAAAGCTCCCTCAGCTGCCCCAGACCCAACTGGCCTTAAGGGTTCCAATCACGGCTGGGGACTAGCAATTGACCTTGGCTATGACGCCAATGGCAAACTCACCTCAATGGGTGGAAAATGTTTTGAGTGGATGTGCGCCAATGCACCAAAGTATGGTTTCTACCTACAAGGTAATAACGCAGCCTCTAAAGAATTCGAAGCTTGGCACTGGCAGTATGCACTAGGTGACGCTTCGCCTGATGGCTCTGTGCAAGTTTCAGCAGAGGCTTTAAAGCCATCTGGTGGCGCAGTAGAAGCTGGCCCAATGGTATTTGAATACCCAGGAACTCCAGTTGGACTCGGCTCAAAAGGCGCATCTGCTATGCTCGTTCAGGCAGTCATCGGAGCAAAAGCTGATGGTGATTTCGGACCCAAGTCTGTTGCCTCACTTAAGGCATGGCAGACTGCTAACGGCTTAACTGCTGACGGCTCTGTGGGTCCCGTTACTTGGAAGAAGATGTTTGGCTGATGCGTAAAGTAATTTTACTATTAGCAGCTGTGTTAGGTGCATTTTGCATGGGATTATTAAGCGGATGTAACGATTCGTATAGATATCCATGTCAAGATCCAGCTAATTGGGAGAGTGCGGATTGTAAACCACCAATTTGTACAGCTTCTGGAACATGTCCAGAAGATATATACGGGAGTGTACCTCAATGAATGAAAAGAAAAGATATACAAATAGTGAAATAAAAGCTCGTATGGTTTTATTTGTGGGTGCGACTTTAGCATTTACATTTACAGTCATTGTTTGTGGCGTAATGTATGCTTTAGTATTCGTTACTCAGCCGATTGACCAACAGAGTCCCAATGACAAAGCTTTTATTGATTCCTTGTTAGTTCCAATAGTTCTATTCCTTTCCGGATGTTTGTCAGGAGTTCTCGCAGCAAACGGTTTGAAGGACAAGGAAACAAAGCCTACAGATAGCGGATATCAGATTTACGATCAAGATAGAAGCTAATTATGACAGCCAAAAAAGCATCTGATAAAATTAAAAAAGAAATTGAAAAAGATAAAAAAAACAAAGGTCAGTTTTATAAAGATGATTATGAAAAAAATTTAAAGAAAAGAAAAAAGTAATGGCAGAGAAAAGAAATGTTCCAAAGAATCCAAAGCTATGGAGTCAAGCTAAGTCGCAAGCAAAATCAAAGTTTGATGTCTATCCTTCAGCATATGCAAATGCTTGGGCGGCTAAAAAATACAAAGCAATGGGCGGGTCGTGGAAAACTACTTCAGCTCCCAGAAAAAAGAAATGATATAATATGGCTGGCCCAAAAGGTGTAGGCTTAACTAAATGGTTTAATCAAAAATGGGTTAACATTGGTGCACCTAAGAAGAATGGTAAGTGGCAACCCTGTGGAACCTCTGGTAAGGGTGGCGGATATGCTAAGTGTTTACCGGTAGCAAAAGCAAATGCGCTTTCGCCCGCACAAAGAAAGAGTGCAGTACAAAGAAAAAGAGCACAAGGCACGCCAGTCAAAGGGGCTAAAGGGCAAGCTCCAAGAAATGTATCAACTCTTAAGAAGAAAAAATAATGGATGATATGACCTTTGCTGGTTTTATGCCAGCAATGAAGAATATAGAAATTACTCCATCAACTTCAATGATAACAACAGAGGGCGGATTAATCAAGGGGCATGTGATAAAATTGACGTTTGGAGATAATCAAGAAATGATTTTCAGCACTACCGAAGAACAACTACAGAAATTATTCTTTTTAATTTTAAAAACAGTTAATAAATAAATTACTATTATAAAGTGGTGGTGTGGTGTGACTTTAGAGAGCACTGCACCACCATTTGTGTTATAATGATTACAGCGATTAAATACATAAGCCAGACTGAAACAGGTACATATGGCAAAGATACTTTATTATGATATAGAAACTGCACCAAACTTGAGTTATGTTTGGGGTCACTTTGAACAAAATGTTATTGAACATGAACGCGAATGGTATTTACTGTGCGTCTCATATAGATGGGAACATGAAAATAAAACACAAGTCTGTGCTCTCGTAGATTTCCCAGACACCTATGCTAAAGACCCAGAAAATGATATACATGTTGCAAAGAAGTTATGGGACCTCTTAGATGAAGCTGATATCGTTATTGCTCATAATGGAGATAGATTCGATATGCGTAAAGCAAATGCAAGATTTGTTTACCACAATCTAGGACCGGTCTCGCCAGTAAAACAAATTGATACATTAAAATCTGCTAGAAGATACTTTATGTTCAATAGTAATAAACTAGATAACTTAGGCAAGCACTTGGGCGTAGGTGCCAAGGTGGATACGGGCGGCTTTGCTACATGGGCTGGATGCATGCGTGGAGACATGAAGGCATGGAAGACTATGACAAAGTATGCCAAACAAGATGTGGATCTATTGAGAAATGTTTACATGAAGCTGAGACCATGGATGGCTAATCATCCAAATCTCAATGTATATTCAGGAGAAAGCTGTTGCCCAATATGTGGATCAGATGATTTGCAGCGTCGTGGACAACGATACACTCAAGTAGCAACGTACCAACAGTGGTACTGCAACTCATGCGGAGCATGGAGTAGAACTAGAATGTCAGAAGATGTGGAAAAACCTGGTATAGTTTCCTAATAAATTTAGGAGAGGTGCCAGAGTTCGGTTGAATGGAACATCCTGCTAAGATGTCGACGTTTGAAAAAATGTCCGTGGGTTCAAATCCCACCCTCTCCGCCAAATACTATTTTTAAAGAAGGAAATATGAAAGTTCTTATATTAGGTGCTGGCGGTGTTGTCGGTCAGCATATGAAAATTAATGAGCCAAAAGATGTTGAAGTAATTTATTCAAGAAAGACTTCTAGTCCCGGATGGTATGGGATAGATGTTGATCATCAAGATGTTCGGAAAGATTTAGACATTATAAATCCAGATGTAATTATCAATTTAGCTGGAGAGAATAGAGTTGATGTAGTTGAATCGGATCCACAAAAATATGTAAGCGTAAATGTTGATTTAGTTAAAACATTATGCACATGGGTAACGAAGAATAATAAGTACTTGATACAAGGAAGTACTCAGGGTATTTTTAGCGGAGATAACTCATGCTACAATACTACTGATATAGCGCATCCTCTAACTCATTATGGAAAACAAAAACTAACTGCTGAACATATAGTTTTAGCTCATCAAAATACAGAAATATGTAGATTAACTTTCGTAATTGGAGTAAGACCTTTCCAAGATATTGGTCGCAAGAATCCTTTAGAATCAATGATAGAAGATGAAGTGCAGCTCCAAGTTGATGATCGATTTTTTTCTCCACTGTTTGCACAAGATGCCGCAAAGATTCTTTGGAATAGAGCTTTAGATTTTAAGAACGCTAAAGAAAAAATAGTTCATTTAGGCATTCCGATAAAGTGTAGCAGATTTGCTATAGCACGAGATTTAAAGTATAATGTACACGGATGCATTAACCCTATAATCAAAGGTGTATCTCACGAGCACTTTAAAGGTATTGCTCCAAGACCTAAAGATACAACTTGGTGTAAGTCATTGTATATAGATTCCTACGAAGAAGGATTAATGTCCTCATATTTATTATGGGAGAAAGTGAAAAAATGAATATAGATAACCAGGCAGAACTTATTTCAGGATTTCTAGGAATAAGTTTAAAAGATGCAAAAGATAGATTGAGTCTTGGATTCCATGCGAACCATCATGAAGTGGCTAAAGATTTTATTGACAACAGCACTAATGTAGACGATCCTAATTCTTTATTGAATTGGTATAGAACTACAGACTCATATATATGGGAACTATCTGCGTATCACTTGGATGAGGGATTTAATTACAAGGGTATGTGTGAGGGAATTTCCTTAGGTTTATTTCATTCTGGAAAAAAGAATGTTTTAAGCATTGGTGATGGAATTGGAACTCTTAGTTTGCGAATGGCCGAGCAGGGCATTAAGACAACATACCATGATTTGGAAAATAGTAAAACAGCTAACTTTGCACAGTACCGATTTAGCAAGCGCCCTGATCTAGATATCAAAACTTTATTCACTGATAGCTTTGCACCAACAATTGGTAGCAATAAGTTTGACGGTGTTGTCGCCCTAGATTTTCTCGAGCATGTCGTAAACGTAGATGAATGGGCTTTAGCTATTTTTAATTGCCTAAAGAAAAACGGTGTGTTTATTCCTAATAACGCATTCGGAATAGGCGACGCTGAGCATGGAAATTCTATCCCGATGCACCTAGCCATTAATAATAAATATGAATGGGAATGGGATCCTATGTTAGTAAGAATAGGTTTTGTACGCCATGAAAACGGACAGTGGTGGGTGAAGCCATGAGAATAGATATGGGCACTGCTAGTTATAATAATCCTCAGAAGTTAAATATGATGCTCATTAATATGAGAGAAAATTCTACTTCTGATTGGCGTTTTCTAGTTGTCGACAACGCCTCAACTGACCCAGGTGTCAGAGAAGTTATTGAAAGACACGCTAGTGAAGATTCAAGAATCATTCCAAGATTTCTAGATCACAATAGTGGATATGTCGGAGCAGTCAATCAAATACTGGAGTGGGCAGAGACTAACAATGTCGGCTATCTTGACAACGATGCGTATGCTATTACTCGTGGTTGGGATGAGAAATTGGCTAGTTATCTAGAATCTAATCATGAAGTCGCTATGGCTTTTCCTAATGGTGGAGCTTACCCTATACAGCGTACAAGATATATGGAAATATTATGGGGTGTTGGATTTTGTTGGATTTTAAATCGTCAACGATACAAAGAAATCGGTGGATTTGATACAGAGATCGGGCATCAAGAAGAAGTTGATTTCCAGACTAGAATAAGATTAGGTGGCTGGAAGATAGTAGCTGATCCATCAGTAGTAGTCTCTCACGACGCCACAAGCACTAGAAATCCTGATGCACAGGAAAGAATTAATGCAGGCGTAGTTAACTGGGTGAATAAATGGAATAAATACTTTGTAGGCCCGCATGTAACCTACCATAGCCCTAACGTAACTAGGTTTGAAGATTGGACTTCCCATTACATGGAGGAATGGTATCAGTTGCAACCTGAGCTTAAAGGGTTAAATGAGAGTCCAGAAACAATTTATATAGCAGCTTTGGGGCGCGAAGTAGATATTATCAAGGTCCCACGTTGGCAAAATCTTTATCGAGGAAGAATAATTTAAATGAGATTAGAAACAATACCACAAGGTAATGGCATAAAAGTCGTAATTGGTACCAGAACATACCTAGGTTCAGACTGGATGCATATAGATATAGATCCAACACCATTATATGATCATGTAAATAAAACTTTTGTCCCAGTAGACGTAGTTTGCGATGCACGAAAAATCAATCTTCCAGATAATTACGCTGACATAGTTTATAACTCTGAATGTCTAGAACATTTTCCTTGGAAAGAATATCAATCAGTATTAGCTGAGTGGTGTAGAATTGTTAAGCCAGGTGGCATGATCAGAATAGAAGTCCCAGACTTTATTCTAGCCTGTAATCAATTAATCTCTATGGACTCTCTCGATGGAGACAGAAGAATGCAGCAAATCTTTTTTGCGGAACAACTTAATCCTTTTGACTTTCACTTTGTGGGCTTAACGCATAGAATGTTGCAAGACGACTTTGAAAAAATGGGTTTTGAAATATTAGATGTTAAGCGTGGAGATGAATGGGGCTGGCTCAAAGTCGACGCCCGTAAGCCTGTG